GTGTATAACGTAACAAAATTAGGTCTATATACATATAAGTATATATATCCATGACTAAAATTAAAGATAAAATATCAGTAATTAAGAGCAGACCATCTCCATCTGAAAAGGTTGCTAGGCGTCTAAAAGATGATGCCGAAGCTAAACGTATGGCAGCTTTACGTGGTGAAAAGGGTGAGAAAGGTGATACTGGACCACAAGGTCCTCCAGGTCCTAAGGGTGAGAAGGGGGATAAGGGTGAGGATGGACGTACACCACAGTTAGGTATTGATTATGTTGTTGTACTTGGCAAAGATGGTAGGGATGGTAAGAATGGCACCAATGGTATATCAATAATTAGTGGTGATGACACTACATCTTTAACTAGTGCCACTTTTACTTACACTGGTGACTTAGTTACTAGGGTAGATTATACTGGTGGTGAATATAAGATTATAACATATAATGGTGACGATACGGTTAATACTATAGTATGGTATAGGACAGCAGATACTGTAACTAAGACTTTTGCATATGATGGCAATGGTAATGTTACTAGTGTTAGCGTAGTAATAGTATAATGAAAATATTTGACATTGTTTCCGGGGAGGTTGTTATCGACCCGAGTAGATTAATAATACCAGAGTTTAAGACTCTGTGGAGTAGGGATAAAACAAAGGACAAGCGTATGGCAATGAAAGAGATTGCCTACATTACGTTTTCGTACGATCTTTCTGCTGATAATCCATATCGTGGTTATACCGAGTATGAAAGAGATAATGTACTTAAAAAAGACCTATTTGATAATATAAACTGGGTTCCTGACGAGGATGTTGAGAAGGCCATTACAAAGTTTAAAAAACTTATGGAGACTACCAACACCAGGGTATTGTTAGGTGCTAAGAAGGCAGCTGAGGAGTTAGCTAAATGGTTTGAACAGATAGACTTTAGTTTGGTTGACGGTTATGGTAAACCGGTATTTTCTGCTAGGGAGCTCTCTAGTAATTTAAAAGAAGTAGGTAACATAGTTAAATCATTGGGTCAATTAGAGGAAATGGTTCGTCAAGAACAATTAGAAAAGACTACTACCAGAGGAGGTTCCGACATAGGAATGTATGAAATGAAGAGAGGAGATTTTGATTATGGCATATAAAGTAGTCGTAAAATCCTCAGAAAATACTGATAAGTTCAGACAACCTGCTATAGCATATAAGACTAATGGTAGGTATACTAACATTCCTAAGGGTACTACCGAGTATCGTAAATTCTGGGACGAAGAGTATAGGCGTTGTTTATTTGGTTATCAAGCCGATGACGGAGACTACATTAGTGGTTACTTTTATTTTTACTTGAACTACTGTCCTATAATAAGGACTATAGTAGTGCAAACTAAAATGTCAAACGGTAACTATAGAGAAGTAGTTAAAAGACAAAGGGAGTTTGCTTTATTTTATGACTATGATAGAGCATATTTTGATTCGATTGAAGAGGCAGAAAGGACAGGTAAACATTTAGTTGTTATAAAGAAACGTGGAGCTGGTTATTCTTTCAAAGGTGCAGCAATGTTATGTCGCAATTTCTATTTAATACCAGACTCCAAATCATACGCAATAGCTAGCGAGAATGAATTTCTCATAAAGGACGGTCTTTTAACTAAGGCTTGGGACTTTATGGATTGGATAAATGAGAAGACTCCATGGTCCAAAAAGTGTCAAAAGATAGACCAGAAAATGCATAAGCGTGCGTCCATAGTAATTAACAAGGACGGAGTACAAACCGAGGTTGGTTATAAATCAGAGATCATTGGAGTTAGTCTCAAAAATGATCCCAATAAGGCTAGGGGTAAAAGAGGTAAACTGATACTCTGGGAAGAGGCTGGTAAGTTTCCTAATCTTAAGTCAGCTTGGCAGATAGCCAGATCTTCAGTAGAAGACTCTGGGGTAGCATTCGGGTTAATGATAGCCTATGGTACTGGTGGTGAAGGAGATGCTGACTATACTGGTTTAAAGGACTTGTTTTATGAGCCAGATGCATACAACGCACTGGTAATGGAGAATATCTGGGACGAGGAGAATTACGGTGGTGTGTGTGGTTTTTTCGTTCCTGAGTATTACAATATGACTGGTGAGTATGAAGGCCAGCCGTTTATGGATAAAGATGGTAATTCAAACATCCCTTTATCTAAGAAGTTTGCACTTGAGGAAAGAAAGAAAGTTTCAGATAATGCTAGTGATAGGACAGCACTAGATAGATACATTTCTGAGAAGCCGTTCACACCGGCTGAAGCAACCTTAAATATAAAAGGTAATATTTTCCCTAAAGCAGACTTAATTAGGCACTTAGCCACTATTCGTAATTCAAAGAAAATGTCTGATTTCAAACAAGTTGGTGTACTTGTTGTGGACACAAATGGTTCACTTAAATGGGAAATCAGTACTAAACTCAAAGATTTAAATAAGTATAGAATAGAAGTAGATCAAGATAAGACTGGAGCTATAGTAATTTGGGAACACCCAGTAGACGATCCTCCTTATGGATTATACGTAGCTGGTTGTGACCCATACGATCATGACCATTCTACTACTAATTCCTTAGGTTCTGTAATAATATATAAGCGTTTTCAGAATTTTGAGTCATATTATGACTTACCAGTTGCTGAATATACAGGTAGACCTGAGGCAGCGGAGGATTTTTATGAGACAGTACGCAGGTTAATCAAGTATTATAACGCTAAATTACTGTATGAAAATGAGAAAAAGGGGTTATATGTGTATTTTTCTCAACATCACGAAGAGTATTTGCTTGCCGATCAACCAGATATTATAAACGATATCCTACAAACTACTACAAAAGTATCTCGTAAGAAAGGGATACATATGAATAAAGAAATCAAATTGTGGGGCGAGCGTTTAATAAGGGATTGGCTCAATGAGGAGTATGCTCCAGGGTATAAAAATTTAAACAAAGTATTTTCAGAAGCTCTATTAGAGGAATTAATATCCTATAATGAAGATGGAAACTTCGATAGAGTTATGGCATTTATGATGATAATGATTTATAAGGAGGAATTGCATCATGTGCATGTACAGAGTAAGAAAGACTATGATAAGTCTAGGTGGTTATTCTCTGAACCATTATTTAAACAGCTAAACAAAATAGGTTGGATATAAAAATTTAAAAAATGAATTACGAATCTAATACTTTTCCAGTACAAAAAGTACCTTTGAGGGAAAAAACGGAAGAATGGAAAAAACAATGTGTTGATGCAATTATTGCCAAGAATTCTGATGGAGCGATTATTGATGGCTATAATCGTAAAGATAGAATGAAGGTAGCATACGATCTGTACAATAGTAATTTTGATGAAAATGACTTTAAACATGTTACAGATCCATTCAACGTGGGGGATAGTTTCCCATCTAAAATGCAGAACTATAATATAGTTAGACCTAAGATAGATCTGTTAATGGGAGAAGAGAGTAAGCGTCCATTTACTTTTAAAGTTATCCAAACTAACGATGATGCTGTTAGTAATATGCAGACAGAGTATAAACAAATGATATTACAGTATCTTGTTAGCACGCTTAACAGTGACGTGCAGGATGATGATTATTTGGCAGATCTCCAGAGATATATGAAATTTAGTTATAAAAACGTTGCTGAGGACACAGCCTACAATGCTTTGAACTACTTAAAGGAAAAGTTAAATATTACCAATGAGTTTTTAAAAGGTTGGAAAGATGCGTTAATTGCTGGAGAAGAACTATATTATATAGGTATACTCAATGGAGAACCTGTATTTGAGAGAGTTAATCCAATATACTCTGATTATGATAGGAGTCAAGAAATAGAATTTGTTGATCAATCTACTTGGTTTAAGAGGTTAATGTATATGTCTCCTTCATCAATTTACGATAGATGGTATAACAAACTTGAGGAAAAAGATCTAGATAAAATACTAGAGATGACCGAAGGTGATAGAGGAATGACTAAAAGACAAGCAACCGGAGGTATTGTTTATACTACTTTAACATCAACAATGCTTGAAGATGAGTATGAGCATGACGCTCTAGAGGTCTATCATGTTGTATGGAGTTCCTATAAAAAGATAGGTTTCTTGACGTATACAGACGAGCAAGGAGAAGAACAAGTTACAATGATTGATGAGTCTTATGAAGCCGACGATGATGATAAGATAGAATGGGAATGGATAACAGAGAATTGGGAAGGTTATAGAGTAGGTGGTGACATTTACTTTGGCATACAACCTATAGAATATCAACATCAGTCTATTGAAAGTCTGTATAACAATAAGATTCCTTTTACTGGAGCTGTGTATAGTAATACTAATTCTAGGGGCAAATCATTGTTAGAAATAATGAAACCTTTGCAGTATATGTATCTTGTACTTTGGTATAGGTTAGATATTGCATTAGCTAGAGATAAAGGTAAAGCGTTGGTAATGGACATAACTCAGATACCTAAATCAATGGGTGTAACCACTGAGAAGTTCCTACATTACTTATCTTCTTTAGGTGTAGTATTCTTTAATCCTTATGAAGAGGGTTGGGATATACCAGGTAGGGAAGGTGGCAAACCATCATCGTTTAATCAGTTTTCTTCTGTAGATTTGAGTATGTCCAATGTTATAGCTGGTTATGTTCAGCTTATGGCTAAGATAGAAGATATGATTGGTGAGATATCAGGAGTATCTAGACAGAGACAGGGGCAAATTCAAAAAGATGAATTGGTTGGTAACGTACAGCAAACTATCATACAATCGTCACATATTACAGAACCTCTATTTTGGAAGCACAATCAGGTTAAACGCAGGTGTTTAAATATGCTTATTGATACTTCCAAGTACGCTTGGGGTAATTCTAATAAGAAGACTTTACATTTTGTTTTACCAGATATGTCTAGAGTATTCTGTGAAATTGGTAAAGATTTTCTATATGCTGATTTAGATGTATTTGTTATAGATTCCAGTAAGGAGACGATGGATGTTGAGAAACTCAAGACATTATTGCCATTTGCAGTTCAGAATGGTGCTACGTTACTTGAAGCCGCTGAAGTTGCTACTGGAGATAACATACTTAGGATGAAACGTCAATTAGCAGAGATAGACGAGAGAAGGATTAAACAACAGGAAGATATGGCTAAACGTGAGCAGGAAACTCAGTTGCAGATACAACAGATGATGGCTCAACAGAAAGCTGAGGATAATAGAATTAAAGAAGAAGATTCAATACGTAGGGCAGAAACTGCAATAGATGTCGCTCTTATTAACGCTGAAGCAAAAGGTGAGGATATGATGGGTAGCGATATGGATGAAGATGATAATGGAGTTAGAGATCAAATAGACATGATGAAAGTGCAGTTACAGAGAGATAAGCAGCGAGTCGACGCTAAGAATAAAGAACGACAATTGGCTGAGGAAGCTAGGAGTAATCGAGTAGCTGAACAGCAAAAGGAGAAGGAGATTGCAATTAAACGTAAGATTGCAAATAAACCAACTCCAAAACCCGTAAGTAAAACTAGTAAATAATTATGGCAGATAAAGGTAGCAAACCACTTGACGGTTTCGATGTAATAGCTGATTTTTTGGTTGGACCAAAAGCAGGTATACCGACACTGGATGGTGAAAAAGTGAAAGGAGAAGGGCAATACCAGGATATAGATCCTGAGGATTTGCAGAAAGAACTCGGTGAAGAAGGAGCCGAAGATAAGACTAAAGAAGATAAAACAGAAGATACTAAGAAAGAAGACAAGAAACCAGAACCTAAAAAGGAAGAAAAGAAGGAAGAAGAACCTACAGAAGATGTCAAAAGCGATGAAGATAAGGAATATGAATCTGAAATTAGTTCTTTCTTTGCTGGTGAATTAGTTAAGAAGCTTGGTATTGATTCTGATGTTAAAGATATAAAGTTTGATAGCATTGACGATGTTATTGAACTTATGTCTGAAATAGTAAATGAAAACTCTAAACCTACTTACTCTTCTGAGGAGGTTGAGAAGTATGATGAGTTTGTAAAGAACGGTGGAGATCTAAGAGGTTTTTATAGAGAAGTGTATTCTGGTAAATTAGATCCAGGGTCATTAGATCTTGAAAAGGAATATGATCAGAGAGCCATTGTTCGTGAGAATTTACTCAATCAAGGATATAAAGAAGACAAGATTAAAAAGATGATCAGTCGTTATGAGGAGTCTGAAACTTTGAAAGAAGAAGCTGAAGATGCCTTAGATTTGGTCAAAGAATTTAATCAGAAAAAACAAGAATCGCTATTAGAGGAACAAAGAAAAAATGCAGAACTGCTACGTAAACAGCAACAAAAGTTTTATACAGACGTTAACACAACTATAAAGAATATATCAGACTTTCGTGGCTTTCCCGTTTCAGAAAAAGAAAAGCGTGAACTATTACAGTATGCATTTACCCCAGACGACGATGGACTTACACAGTACCAGAGGGATATGAGGGCAGATGTATATAATATTTTGGAGTCAGCATACTTTGCTAAAAACAGAGATAAAGTTAAAGCTGGTAACGCTAGTAATAAGGGAGACACGGATGCCTACAAGACTCTACGAGATAAACTTAAAGCTAGGAGTACTAAAACTGCAGATGATGCCAAGGACAACTCAAAAAGCAAGGTGACTAAAAACTCTCTAGGCGATTTTGGTAAAGGTATATTTTATTAATATTAAAAAAATAATTAATTAATTTTAAGTAAGGTAATGGAGAACAATATTCTTAATAATCTAGTTCTTTATCGTACCAAATATTTTAGTGGCTTAGTAGACGAACAAATGTTGGCTAATGCTCTTATGTCGGAACCTCATAGGGTATCTCCTATCATATCATATATTTTTGGTATTTATGATAAAGGTAACGTCATAGATTTCATAACCAATGGTATCGGGAACACAATGACAATTGAGTCCAGTAGCTACCAGTGGGATCTTATGATAGAGCACGACAGGGCTATTCCGATCAAAGACGCTAAATGGAACGGTGCAGCAATCACATCTGCACTCGCACCTGGTATTTCAAGATCACCTATCCAGTTATGGCTTGGTGAGAAATGGTTTGGTCCTGGTGCTATTCTGCAGTTTGACGATAAAGAATTTCAAGTACGTGTAATTGGTGAGCCCTATCAGGACGGAACCGATTTCGTATACACGGTAGTTGTAGCTGATGGTAAAGAAGAGTCATTTATTCCTCCGTCACTCCTTGCTGCTGGTTGTAAAGTAAGTAGACTTGGTTCTGCTTATGAAGACTACAGTGAAGAAGCTGACATTGTGAACTATCAGACTCCTTTCAAAGCACGCAACTATCTCACAACTCTACGTCTATCATACGACATAACTGGAGATGCTTTTGCATCTGTTATGGTTATGCAGATGAGAGATCCTCTCACTAAAAAGCAGACCTACTATTGGTCAACTTGGCAGGAGTGGACAGCTCTTCGTCAGTGGTATGAAAGACTTGATAGAATGATGGTATATCAGAAATCTAATGTTGCATCTGACGGAACCGTTGGACTATATGGTACAAACGGACGTCCGATATTCATTGGAGCTGGTCTACTCGAGCAGATTGCTCCTGCAAACAAACGTTATTATACAACTTTGACTCTCGAATTACTCGACACTTTCTTAGCTGATCTGTCATACAATATCCTTGGTATGGGCGAACGTAAGTTCGTTGCATTCTCAGGTGAGATGGGTCTTCGTGAATTTGATAGGGTACTTAGAGACAAGGCATCTGCTTATACTTTAATAGATACAGTATTTGTTACAGGTACCGGCCAGAATTTGACTCTGGGCGGACAGTTTACTACATATAAAGGACTCAATGGAATTGAGCTTACTCTTAAGCATCTTCCGATATATGACGATCCTATTCATAATCGTAAACTTCATCCTATAACAGGTAAACCTCTTGAATCATATCGTATTACTATCGTTGATATTGGCAAACGTGATGGTGAAGCCAATCTTCGTAAAGTAGTTAGAAAAGGTCGTGAACTTGTACAG